TCTGTAATATCTCTCAGCTCTTGTCTATATGTTTTCATTGCATCAGACATAGTTACATCAGACAAAGCATAAAAATCTGTTTCTTGTAATCTAGAATTTCTATCACTTCTAAGCAGAGTTAATTCAATATGTAATGGACTAGGTAGGTTATCTAAAACTAGATCTACTTCTTCATTATTTATTATTGATTTAGCCATTATTTTATTCCATATAAAGTTGCGCCACTTGGTCCAGTAATATTAGCACCATCTGCCATGAATAGTTGTACCCCAGTTATTGTACCTGTTGTCTCAATAACACCACCTGAAGATTGCCAACTCGCACCGTTTTGGTTTCTATCAAAAGAACCACCAAGAGAAGCTACAGTTTTATGACATGATTCATTGGCTCCAAAGATAGTTATTTCACAAGCAGCTGACCTACTACCTTGGTTAGCATATGGAGGCCATCTGTTAGCATAATAAAGAGAACCTCCAGTTGTGTAAGTCCAGTTGTTTGCATTAGTCATACCAAATATCTGTGAAGAATAATAAATACTAGAAGAAGAATAACCACTAGAATTATCAGAAATTCTCATGGCTATATAGGTTGACGCATTATTTGCGTTTTGCCATTTACCATCTAAGATAACTTTATAATGTCTGTAATCACCACTAAAACCAGAAGGTGCTCCAAGAAATCCTATAGAGGCAACACCATTACCAGTTACTCGTGAAAGTTTTACATAATCACTAGATAAAGCAGACGCGGGTAATCTTGCATCTGGGACAGTTCCTGATGCTAAATTTGATGCATTTAAATTTGTTATGTTTGACCCATTAATAGCAGCAGCTGTTCCTGATAGATTTGCAGCGTTTAAATTTGTTATGTTTGACCCATTAATAGCAGCAGCTGTTCCTGATAGATTTGCTGCCGGTAAACTTGTCAAGCTTGCTCCAGAGCCACTAAATGTTGTTGCTACTGCAGTTCCACTAACTGTAACTCCAGTAGCGCTTGTTTCAAATTTCTTTACATTATCATGATATACATCTACAGCGCCATCGGCAGTCGCCGTTAAATATTTTTCTGCTGTTGTACTTTGTATTTCCAAAGCATTACCCACAATTAATCCACTGCTACCATTTGAATAAACTTTAATATCATTACCAGCACCCATACTAATTTTTGCTGGAGCGGGCCCAGTATCATCAGGGAATACAATACCACCTGTCATTGTTCCACCCGCTTTTGGTAAGTTAGCAGAAATCTGAGTTTGTGCGTTTGAAGCTAAAGTGTTTATGAATTGATATTCTGCATTAGTAACTGATCCATCAGCAACAGCCGTAGCGGCTATTCCTGTTAACCCTGCTCCTGAGTGTGCATATTTTACTGATTCATAAGTTGCCATAATTATCCATCACTTATACATAAAACTTTACCTACAGCATAGTTCTGTAACCACATTCTTCCTTTAACATTAGGATCACTAGTTGGTAAATTATCATAGTCTATTGTAACTGCAGTTGCAGATAATTGACCAGTTACATTTGCAGCAGGTAAACTTGTCAAGCTTGCTCCAGAACCACTAAATGTTGTTGCTGTTGCAGTTCCTGTAACTTCAAATCCACCACTAACTGTTTCCGCTTTTTTATTTCCATTATGGAAAAGCTCCGCTCCACCCCCTGTATTAAATTCCGCTAGATCTGCACCACCAGATGATTGAAGCTTAACAACAGCTGAGCCTTGAAGCACTAAATTGCCTGTTCCATCGTCTTTTATATATGAGTTGTTACCATCGTGCCAAATTTGTAGATCATTTCCTGTTCCCCATCTTGCTTTTACATTATCATTAAAATCTACACCTGTTGATCCACCAACAGTTGCTATACCTGTTAAACCAGATCCATTCCCTGTAACAGCTGTAGCTGCTAACGTTCCGGTAACAGTAGCTCCCGTAGAATTAATAGTTAAAAAAGTTGAACTGTCTGCGTTATTTTTAAACTCAACATTATCTTCTAATATTTTTAAATAACCAGAACCATTCTTTATATAAGCGTTACTATCATCATGATAGATTTCTAAATCATTATCTGTTCCCCAACGAGTTTTAATATTGTCATTAAGATCTATACCCCCTGTCATTGTCCCACCAGCAAGTGGAAGTTTTGCTGCTAGTTGTGTCTGTGCGTTTGAAGCTAAAGTGTTTATGTATTGATATTCTGCATTTGTAACTGTACCGTCAGCAACAGATGTAGCGGCGATACTACTTATAGCTGCTCCACTGAATGCATATTTTTTAGATTCATATGTAGCCATTTTATTTCTCCGTTAATTTCCATCCTTGCGATGCTCCGGTGAAAACTAAACTAAAAGCAGCGTCTTCGGTTGAAACTGTCATATCCGCTGTAGCTCCATAAATTGGTTGCCCATTTCTAGCTATGGTTAAAGCGTTATTATCAAAAGTACCTCTTTCGTCTAAAAACCTAACTTCATCGCCCACTACTGGTGAAGCGGGTAATGTTAAAGTAATTGCGTTACTTGTAGTATTAACCAATATTTTTTCTCCAGCAAAAACGTTATCTGTTGCTGCACTAATTGATCTCCAAGTCGCATTACTAGAAGCTGCAACCTGAATTGTTGGTGGTATAATAGTATACCAATCAGTTCCGTTTGTTGCTAATACTGCTCTTCCACCAGGTGGTATAATGATTGATGAATTATTGGTGGTTAGTTGCATTTGAATAGTACCATTATCAGTACCATCATTTATAATTGTATAAATTCTCTCCTTAGTTGATCCTACGTCTTGTTGGCGTATTACAAAAGCTGTTGTATGACCATAAAATCTTAAAGCAGCTTGTCTCCACTCTCCGTTTGCTGTGGCGCTTCCTCCTTGTGTGTTACTTAAATTACGTGGGCTTGAAGCACCTCCTAGATTTACCGAATATACACCTGATATAGCTTCATCTATTGATTTTTGTAAAGTACTGTTAGTTGTGTCTCCCCAAGAGTTTGCTTGTTCTCCTGAAGCGATTAGTTCTAGTTTTAATCTAGGTGAATAAGTTGATGCCATTATGCTACCTCTTGCCAGCTACCACCGCCGGCTCCTGTTGTATTAATATCGGTCCAGCTGTCTCCTCCTGTAGTCGAAGCATCCACATCAGGCCAGCTGTCTCCTCCTGTAGTAGTAGCATCTATATCGCTCCATGTAAAGCCTGAAGGACCACTAACATCAGCCCAGCTGTCTCCTCCTGTAGTAGTAGCATCTACGTCGCTCCATGCAAAAACCGAAGCACTATTTACAGCGGATGTAATAGTCTGTCCTGTTGCAACAAGATCAGCATTTATAAGAATACTAACACTATTTACACTAAGCGCAGCGGACTGTCCTGCTGGGGTAACTTTTACAATTGGTGTTTCATTACCTTGTGCAGACGTTAAACTTTGTCCTGATACAGTAGCTACAACTGATACTATAGCACTATTTACAGCGGATGTAATAGTCTGTCCTGTTTCTGGGATTGCTAATTCAGGAGTAACACTATTTACCGCACTGCTTATTGCGTTTGTGCTAGCTGTTATTAAAGAACTTACTTGAAGTGCAACACTATTAACAGTGGATGTAATACTTTGTGTAGCAGGAGTAAATATAAGCTGAGGATCAGGAGACCCCAAAGTAGCTGTTACAGATTGTCCAGAAACAGCTATTGTTGGATTAAGAACTACTGCTGCACTATTAACAGTAGAAGTTACTGAGTTCGAAGCGACCGTTGGTGATAGTACTACAAGTTCATTTCCTTGTGTAGAGGTGACCGTGTTACCATTAACATGGTGAGTACCTAATACTTGATAAGCATTAGAAATAGTTACTGATGCCGATTGACCTACGGCTGTAATAGTTACATTACTTGATGTAGAACCTTGATCCGCAAAAGCCGCACCAGCAAAAGGAATAATACCAAATGACATTATTTATCCTTTTTGCATTTACAATTACATTGGTTTTTGTCTAGTTCTTTGATTGCTTCAATTAATAGAGGGATAAGTTTATCATACCAAACAGTTCTATATTCAGAATTAAAAGGTGCTTCAGTAACTACCTCAGGTAAAACTGCTTCAACCTCTTGAGCGCTAACTCCCACTTGGCGCCTGTCATTATCAAAACCAAATTTTTTAGCTAAGTCATTTTCTGTAAAATAATAACCGCTAATCTTTTTTATTTTATCTAAAGCAGATTCAATCGGTCCTTCAAAATCTTTTAACCGAGAGTCTGAATAATACGCTGTGATGTTATTGGTAGCTCGAAGCTCGCCCGTAGTTCCGGACGCAGCAGTGCCTAAACCTAATGATGTCATTTGATAAGCTGTATTTGTAATAGTTCCACTTGGTCCCGGAGGTCCACTTGGTCCCGGAGGTCCGTTTGGTCCACTTGGTCCCGGAGGTCCGTTTGGTCCGTTTGGTCCGTTCGGCCCTGTTGGTCCTGCTGGTCCTTGTAAAGCTAAATTAGTTACAGTTGATTTATTCCAAGCTCCTTCGTCTACATCGTAGTAAGGAACCAAATCAGAGGCAACAGCATCTGAGTCAGTTGCAAAAGCAGTTATCGCTGTACCAACCTGACCAGCAGATAAAGCGTTGCCTGTTATGGTTCCTGTTAAAGTTGTGGCTGTTAGAGTTCCTGATACAGTTGCTCCACCTGAAACAGTTTCAAGTTTCTTAGTACCATTGTAATAAAGTTCTGCTGCTCCTGCTGACCAGAATTTTGCCATATCTGTACCAGCAGCATTATCAAAGTGAATAGTATCACTTGAGCTAATATTTAAATCTCCTGTGCCAGTATCTTTAATATAAGAATTAGAGCCATCATGAAATATCTCAAGTCCATCACTTGAAGTTCCATAAATAGACTTAACATCATCATTATGAATTATAGAACCTGTCATCGTACCACCAGCTTTTGGTAAAGCTGCATTTGCTGTAGTGGTTGTAGAAGTTAATACTGAATCTCTTGCTGAAACATCTACGCCGTCAACAGTTTCTGAACCAGACATAACAATATTACCAGTCATTGTTCCACCAGCTTTTGGTAAAGCACCACTAGCTAAAGCGCCAGCGGCTGAAACGTCTACACCATCAACAGTTTCTGAGCCTGACATAGTTATATTAGCCCCACTAAGAACTAAGTTACCAGACATAGTTCCACCAGCTTTTGGTAAAGCCGCATTAGCTGTAGTTGTAGTTGAAGTTAGAACACCGTCTCTTGTAGCTATATCTACACCGTCAACGGTTCCTGGAACGGAAATATTTCCACTATTGTCTTCATAAACAGCCTTACTTGCTGGCTGTGTTACAAACACATCTTTTGTACCAGCACTTAAAGTTAGAGCTGAAGTGTTTCCTGCTGAATTAGCATAAATAGTATCTCTTGAAAGAGTATCTGTAGAGGCGTCAGTTACAGTACCAATACCAACTTCCCACTGAGAACCACCTTGTGACTGAATACAATAATAACAAGTATTACTATTACCAATGCCTGCAACAAAAGTTTGAAAACCTGTTGCTGCTCCACCTAAATCAAGTGTGCCTGTCCCAGTAGTTGTGGTTGTCTCTTTGACACGATCATTTAAAACAAGGGCCATTCATTTAGCTCCTTATGTTAGTCTTAATAACTCTGATCCACCGCCCGCTGTTGGGAATTGAATAGTAAATGTTCCGTTACTTGCTGTGAAGTCGCCACCAAAAGCTAATACTAAAAACGCATTATCACCACTAGCAGCATCGCCTGCAGACTGATAAATAAATGCACCATTCGCTGTGAATGAAGCACCTGTCCATGAAGCATCTGCAAAATCAACATAACTTACAGTAGTACTCATTGTTACCGTTGGACTAGATAATGTAGCTCCTCCAGTTGTATAACCACTTCCGTTAGCTACTTGGTTTGAAGTAGCTGCATAGTTTGCTGTTGCTGCTCCTAAACTTGCGCTAGAAGTATATAAAGCAATCTTATAAGTAGCACCACCATCTAAATCGTGGTTACCTTTTAACAGTTCTCTTTTAAAAACATTACATACTGCCTGTGATATCGCCATATTGTTCTCCTAATTAATTAAGGGTTTTGAGAAGGAATCGCGATTCTTAATGCACCGTCCCTATACTCATCCCTTCGTTTTTTACCCATTTGTTCTTGTGCAAGCGCTGTAAGAGCTTCTTTATAAGAAGCTTCATACACTTGTTGGTCCTGTGGCGCTTTCAAGAACTTAAAAGCTTCACATAAGCAGGAGTATAATAAAACACGAGGTGCGTTTTGGCTTACCCATGTTTTCCCTGAGGCACCAGCTGCCGTAAGACTAGCTGGAATTCTTGTAATACCTATCTCAAATTTATACACCGCATTTGGTGTAGGCGCAATAACAAACCTACCATCATCCCAATGAGCGTAGTATTTTGGCTTTTCAGCAGAACCTGTTTCTGGTGTAGTGTAGTATTCGTTCATAAAATCAGAGTCTACCTTTACTAATTTAAATCTATCTTTTGTTCCAGAATCTACATAAAGAGTAACATATCTAATAGTCGCATAGTTTTGTAAAGTAGGATCATAAGCATTTGTAGAGTATCCTGGAAGGTCTACCCAACGGTTGTTAGCCTGAGTATTACCACTAATAACTGCCTTATAACAATCTAAGTCTACATCTTTAAATAGTCTATACTCAGAGTGTTCAATAAAATCATTAATAATAGTATCTGTAAGAACTTGATTATCAGTTTCTGTATAATCTCTAATTTGTGTTTGTAATTCAGCTAAAGTTGTCATGCTAATATTGTAAGCGGTCCTACGGACATATTGCCTCCTCCAAATTTTCTTATACCACCACTTTCAAAATATTTAAAGCCCTTGCCTCCAGCTCCTTCGAATTGGTTAATATAAGTTGTTCTGTCATCAATTAACATTTTATTTGCTCCACCATATCCAGCTTTATTATACTGAGGTGCATAATCTATATCACCAGGAGTTGACCCCGATGCAGGTGCACGACCAGAACCAGATCCAGGCGTACCAAAATGAGTAGTAATCCAAGCAAGTTTTTGAGCATCCCCTGAAACACTTCCCGTAGTTGTTGTTAAAACATTCCAAGTATTATTTTTTGACATAACTAAATCAATCATCGCGTTTGCTTCAGCTCTTTTTTCTAAGTTTGTAAAATAACTTGGATCGGCTGCTATTGCAGCGAGCTCATCAGCTGGTGTCATATTGTACCATTCACCATCTGGTAAAAGTCCCTGACCTTGCATATATGTAGCGACAGCTTGATACCACTCTGCTAGCGTTCCATCCATATCAACATAAACAGTTGTAGTTCCAGGATTACAATTAGCTTCTAACCACTCTTCAAGAATATCATTAGGACTAAATGAAAAATTTTCATCATCAATTTTAGTTAAAATATGTCCTGATGCATAATTTATATCGTGATCTTCCATATGAGAAACTTGTGGGTATTCTGGGAAGTGTGATTCGCATCCTCTAAATCTAAGTCTGTCCCCTGTGCTATATCCGTGTCCTGGATCAAAAACATTTACAACTATTGAATCTGTTGCACCAGCACTCATTGCGTTTTCAGTTAGTGTGTGTGCTACAGGTGGTTCTACTCTTGCTGGTCTTGCGTGTTGTAAACCTTGTTTGTCCCCTGCATGTATTCTAGGTTGTAATTGTGGGTGTTTCTGTTCCCACTCAGAAGAATGAACCCAAGATCCATTCCATTCTTTACGCATCTCTCTATAAGGAAATTGCATGCCACTTCTATCTGAAATAGCTTTTGCATATTTTCCTGTTGCAAAATTAGACATTTGGGTAATACGCCTGTGGGGTTATATAAGTACTAGTAGAAGATCCGTCTTCAACAAGAGCTCTGTTTAGTTCATCCTCGTATAACATTTTCATTTGTTGTACTAATTCTGGGTTCTTTTTTTGTGCTAAATAAAAAGCTAATCCAGAGGTCATACAAGGAACAAAACGATAAGGAACATCACTTGTGTTTGTATAGTTTCCAGCATCTTGAATTCTTTTCACATAATAGATAGAAACATCTTTTGTAGCTGCTGTAGAATCTGGGGTTGGATAAAGTGTAACCACTGTTTTATTTATGAACCTTTGAACATAGTACTGAGTAGGTGTAGATTTAGTAAGTTTATTAGCTAAGCCAGAATAAGTTGATCTATTTATTTTAGTAAGAGCAGAATCATTTTGACTAGTGGTTGCTCTACTTGTTCTATAGGTAGCTTCAAGAATATCATCTATTCCATAAATACCATTTGATGGTGCTGTAGTAGTGCTTGTACCGTCTGCTGAGCTTCTGTAAAAAATATATTCAGCCTGTCCTTCTACTAAGTCAATATTAGTATTACCTAGTTCCCAATAGTGTAATCCACGATTACCCCATTCTTGAAACATTATATTTAAAGAACGACGAGCCGATTTTAAATCATAACCACTTACAACACTTATACCTAAACGGTCATAAGCTTCCTGTATAATGTCATCAATTGCAAAACCACTTTCGAATGTAGTTGTTCCGGACGTTGCCATAAACTACCTCCTAATTGTACGTAATAGTTACGCCACCTGTAGTTGTTAAATCACAATACACGCCAGTTTTAAATCTAATGCCGCTTCCTGGTACAAAAACAGATAAACCTTCTTCTCCAAACAAGAAAGTATGTGCTGTACCTGCTGCAGAAGTATTATCATATAAAATAACACCACAGTTAGCATTATTACCTTTTGCTTGAATAGAGGTAACTCTACAAGAGCCTGTTACCATTTGTCCATCAGCAGTTACGTGTGCGGTCTTT